ATGGGTATGGTAGAAGGTGTTGTTATTGGTAATATCTTTGCTTTTTACTATGGCACAAGCTCAAAAAAGTAGTAAATAATTTATTTTTATTATATTTAACAAAATTGTTAAATGAAATCACACAAAAAAAGGTGGAAAGATTCAGGTAATCCACGTTACCGACTTAATACAGACGAAGCACAAATTATAAACGATTATAGAAGGTTAAAACAAGAAGCACAAGCAGAAGGTTTAAATCCTAATGATATACATAGTGGTTGGATAAAGAACAAAAAAGCAAGTTTATATTTTAAAAATCCTAATTTTAATAAAAACGATTTAAAAGGTTTTAAAGAAGAATTATTAAAAGACTTAAAAGAATACTCTCCAAACTTTCAAAAGGTTGTTAAACCTAAAGTAAACGATGGTCATTGCCTTTTAATATCACCAGCAGATATACACATTGGTAAATTATGTAAATCTTTTGTAAGTGGCGAAGAATATAATAAACAAATAGCAGTACAACGAACTTTAGAAGCTATTGATGGTATATTACAAAAAAGTAATGGTTTTAATATAGATAAATTAATACTATGTATTGGTAATGATGTAATGCACATTGATACACCAAGTGGTGGTAAAACTACAAAAGGAACTGTTCAAGATGTTGATGGTATGTTTTTTGAGCATTTTCATATAGCTAAAAGATTATATATAAATATTATTGAAACATTAGTTAGTTTCTATCCTGATTTACACGTTGTTTATAATAGTAGTAACCACGATTACTTGACAGGCTTCTGTTTAGCTGATACTATTGCAACATACTTTAGAAATAGTAAAAACATAACTTTTGATATTAGTTTACAACATAGAAAGTATTATACTTATTATAATAACTTAATTGGTAGTACTCACGGAGATGGCGCAAAGTGGGATTTATTACCTTTATTAATGGCTGATGAGTGTAAAGAATGGAGTGAAACTAAATACAGATATATGTTTGCACATCACGTACATCACAAAGTGAGTAAAGATTTAATTGGATGCAGTTTAGAAAGTTTACGTAGTCCATCACCAGCAGATAGTTGGCATCATAAAATGGGTTATACTTCTTCTAATAACCAAGCAATAGAAGGTTTTATCTTCTCTAAGAACAATGGCCAAGTAGCCAGAATTACACATTTATTTTAGAATTAACATTTAATTGTTAATAAACTTTTTAGTGTGTTTTGTAATTTGTATTATAATTATATATATATTTACATCATAATTTAAAAACTAAACAATTATGAGTAGAGAAATATCATACACAACAAGAACCTTTTACGTACCAGCAGAAAAAATAGAAACGCTGGTTAAGTTTCAAGGCAAATGCAAAGAGAATGGACACCGTTCTTATTCTGAAGTATTACTTAGTTTAATGGAGAAATATAATGAGCAATGATACATTATCCGCATCCACATAACGAACAGCACCACAACGATAATATTAACCATTGGTGGGCTTATGAAACTAACAGATACTTGCAAGAAAGGTTAAGAAACTTAGTAGTTAGAGCTAACTGGAATAAAAGAATTATCTGTAGGATACACCTATCACCTAATGATTTAGAAATACATCAACATAGGTTTGAAGGGTTTATTACACAATTAGAAAACATTGACAAGCAATTAAAAACAATTGCAATGCAATACAACGAACAAAGAATGAATAAATTAAAAACTATATTTACTAAAATTAAAAACTATGAAAATTAAAGAATTAGCACAAAAATATAACTTATCAAAAGATGACTTTTGGGAATTAAAAAGAGGTACACGTTCAATGTGGATTATAACTCACGATGCTTGCGAAAAGATAGCAGCAAAAGAAAATATACAATTTGGCGCACCTACTATATACAGAGATAGCAACCAAGATGTAGCAATAGTAGGAGATGCAAAAAGAGGAAACAAAGTTATCTGGTCAACTGGTGAAGCATCACCAAAAAATTGTAAAGCTCCATATATGTTTGCAATGGCCGAAAAGAGACTGAAGGATAGGTTAATACTAAAATTAATTAACGCTTACGAATATGGTATTTATTCAGATTCTGAGGCAGATAATTTCAAGAAACAATGATAGAAACAAATATTACAGAAATAGCAACGTTAATTATGACAAGCGTATTTTTTGGAATTGTTTTAGCTATGGCTATCAATACATATTCAAAATAAATAAAACTATATATTATGAAAAAGAATCACTTGAGTTACTCGGCTTTATGCCAGTTTAAGAAATCTCCTAACCATTTATTAGCATACTGGAACAAAGAATTAAAAACTACTGATGCAATGCAGTTTGGAACTATAATACACAAGATGTTATTAGAACCAGATACATTTACTAAAGAGTTTGCAATCTTTGAAGGTGCAAGGCGAGCTGGTAAACAATGGATTGAGTTTAAAGAACAGAACGAAGGCAAAACACTAATTAAACAACAAGAATTAGATGATGCAAACAAGATAATTAACAATGCTATGTTACATCCAGTATTAAGTGAAATGATGCAAAATAAAGAAGCAACTGAAATTAAATTAGAGTGGCAACATAAAGATGTTAATTTTAAGGGCTTTGCAGACCTTCTAACAACGTTTAACGGTAGAAAGTGTGTAGTAGATATAAAAACTACTAATGATGCTGGTAAACGCTTTGAACGTGATTTATACTATAATGATTATAAAATGCAGTTGGCAATGTATCAAGACCAATACGACAAAGATACAGATGCTTATATAGTAGCAATTGAAACTACAACACCATTTAATGTACAGATATATAAATTAGATGATAGTTTATTATTTAAAGGTTGGATGGATTACGATTATTATACAGATAAATTTAAAGAATGGAATGGAGAACCTCAAGGTTACTCAAGTGATATTGTAGAAGTAAAAACAGAAACAGAAGAAATATTATGAAAAAACTTGCAATCATAGGTGGTTTATCTTTAATGACTGCTGGAACAACTAATATGCTATGGCATAAGCAGAAGTTAAATTTAAATCCTAATACATTTGCAATAGCTACAGGAGGGTTTTTTGTAGCTGTAGGAATAACCTACAAATTTTAATTAAAAACAAATCAAAAACAAAAATTATGAATAATACAAAAGTAAAAAACGAATTAAAAAGGGGGATTTATATACCTTTTTATTCAATCGAAGATTTAAAACCAGCAAAAGTAAATAGGGATTTATTTATGAAACACGCTGAAAATTTTAAAACTAAATTAAAAGAAAATGATTGGTTATTACCAATAATAATTGCTGCTAATGGTGATGTAATAGAAGGACATCACAGAATAGAATCAGCTAAATTACTTGGTGAAACTACAGTTCCAGTTTATGTTGTAGACTGGGTTAATACTAATAATGCTAAAGAACATTTAAAATGTATTATTAATCTTAACAATGGTAACAAAGCGTGGACAAGTTTAGATTATTTAAAAGCATTTGCAAGAGATAATAAAGATTATAGAAAGGTATATAATTCTTATTTAAAAAACAGTAATAATATATCAGTTGGTAATATTATTAATTGTTATTTTGGTTACGGAAAAGCAAATTCATATAATTTTAAAAAGGGAACATCATTAATATTAGATGAAAGTTTTGCTAATTTTCTTGTAAATAAATTCTCACACTTAAATCAACAATATGGTAAAAACAAAATTGCTGCATATTGTGTTAGAGAATTAATAGTTGTTGCTTATACTAAAGCAAAGATGGATATAAAGACAGTTAATTTTCTATTTAAGAAATATGAAGAGATGGCAAAAAGTGACCACCCATCTATAACTTCAATAAATAAATTTAAACCTTTAATGGAATTATATTTAAATGAATATAATATGAAAACAAACAACAAAAACAAATAACAATGGATAAAAAAGAAGAAACAATATATTGTGGTAGTGGTAAAGTTATGAATCCTAAATGGCTTAAAGTAACTATTAATCCTACTAAAATCGCTGATTACATACAAGAGTATAATGGCAACAAATTCATCAAACTAAATATTAATTTAAAAGATGAAGCTGACCAATATGGCAAAGATGTAAGTATTAGTGTAGATACTTGGAAGCCAGATGCAGAAGCACCTAAAGCTGAAGCAAGTAGTACTTCAAATGATTTACCCTTTTAAGTATTATGAAACAATCAAAAATCTTAACCGCATTGGGTTTAAGTTCGTTGGATATACAAAATATGTTGATGAACGGACAAACAATGCCAGAGATAGCAAAGAAGTATAATATAACATATATTTCATTGGTACAGGCATTTAAAATCCAAAAGAAAGATTTTAAGTATATTGATTATATACAACCAAAAGAAGAAGTGAAGGATATTAAAAACGTATCCTTCACCTTTGATAAACTATATACAGAAGAATCACTTAATGAAAATGAGCTGCTTGCTTACTATAAGTATGAAGCTAAAAATAAAGCATATTATGACTGAGCAAGAAAAAACTATACTTACAATAGATTGGTTAAATAAAAAATTTAATTTATTAATTAAAAAAACAACTGGTCAATTTGATTTATGGGATGCTCAAGATGATAAAAGAATTATTGAATTTAAGTTTAGAAATAAATACTACAAAGAAAAATATATACAAGTAGATAAGTTTTATGCTTTATTAATGGCTGCTGAATATTATAATAAAGATGCTTATTATATTGTAGTAGATAATGAAGTTAGAATATTTAATTTAACTGAATTAAAAAAAGAATTAATTAATAGTGATGTAGTAATTAAACAAGCTCCGTATCAAACTGAATTTAAAAACAATCAAAAAATAAATAAATATTTTTATATATTAAACCAATCAAATCAAACTAAACAATTATGAAAGAATTACCTTACTTTAAATTTTATCCTAATCAATGGATAACTGGCTCAATATCATTTATGGACTTAGATGTACAAGGAGCATTTATGAAAGTTTGCTGCTACTACTGGAGCAAAGAATGTAACGTAACAAGAAAACAAATTAAAACATTAATACCTAAGCAATGGAGTACTTTGTTAGATGCTGAGCTATTCAAGATAGAAGAAG